CTATTGTAAAAGATGTTGCACTTGCATAACTTGCAGTATAAGCACCATCACCATCTCCATATTCTACCCATTGAGAATCATTAAACCATTCTCTAGTATTCTTCATTAATGCTCTAATAGCATTATTAATGTTAGAAGGTAGCATACCTTCTGCTACTGAAATAGTATTTAATGTTGTGTTATTAGCTTGTGTTGTTGAATAATCTTTTATCCCTGCCATTTAGTCTCCTATAAACCAAGCATAAGCTTTGTTGTTTTCTTGATTTTTTTCATTAATAAGTGTGTTAATAGCTTCTTCAATTTGTCTTTGGAAAAACTCTTGAGTTTCAAAACTATATCTTACGTTATCAACGTCTGTTCTATCTGTCATCTTAATCCTGCTCTTGATGCAACTAAATCAATACCTTGAGCATCTGACCAAGCTACACCACTAGGTGTTTTAACATTTACTTTTATGTATCTTCCAGATTGTCTTACTGGATTAATACCTGTTGAGTTCATACTTATCTCACTAGATTCTGTAACTGTATCTGCAAGTCTATCTCTAGTTTTAATAGTAACTGTAGATTCTGCATCAACTATTGGTCTAATACTTTGAACATTACTTCTAAAGCCTGGAAACAATTCTACTTCACTTGTTTCTATTTCTCCTTGATTTCCTGTTCCAGAGAAAATTGCAGCTTTATAATTATTATCAATAGCTCCTAATAATAATTGTCCACCATTCCAAAAATCTGTATCTAATGCTATATTAATATCATCTAAGTTTTGAGATATAATATCCATTAGTTCTACTGTATAAGCACCTACAAACTGACTAAATATTGTACTAGCATTTGTATTTGCTAAAGACCACTTTTTAGTAGAATAGTTATAAATTAATATTCTGTCGCAAATACCAGTTGTATTACTTGTATTATTAACAGATGGATATAACCATAATGCTAATTGATTAAAAGGATCTACAGCAGCTACAATTCTGTCTGTATATGCTTTATTAAGATTAGCATCAAAAAATCTGTTTACTTTTTCTGCACCAATAGAAATAACTTGATCTCCATTAATTTCAAAAAAACCATCATCAGCATAAAAGAATACACGTCTATTATCCTGACATACTGTTCTACCATATACAGCTCCTCTATTAGGAGATATAACTGATAGTCTAAATACTGTTGCACCACCAACATAGTCCATTCGGATTATTTGGTTTTGTCTAAATACATATCCAATTTCTCCTGATGTTATATGTACTATCTGTCCACCAGAACCTGGAAGGTCTTGTGAATCTGATTGTTTAGTACCAGGAGTCCATTCTGAAATATCGTTAATTCCTGACCATTGTATTGTGTTAGATCCTGTTGTCAAGTTACCAGTAACTAAAAAATCCCTAACTACACCTGAAACTCTAAAATTAGGAACACCAGATCCTAATGAAGATAAATTAGCAAAATTAGTAGATGTACCCATTAAGAAATATTGAGGTAAATCTACACCATTTGAAGCTATTACATAGTTACCAAATTGAGTAAATGTCCAAAAATCTGTATTATCACCAGTTAAAGATCCTTTTCTTGAGGTAAATGTTCCACCATCTAATTGATAAATATCTGTATTAGTAGCTACAAAGTTATATACATTATTAGCATTATCTCTAAAAGATCCAGCTCCTCTTGAGTCTGTACTTATATTATTTGATGAATAGTTTACTAATGAAGGAAATCTCTTATAAGAATTAAGAGCATAATAAACATTAGTTGCTACATTGGCTCCTGGATTCATATGTTCAGGTTGATCAGGTAGCCATTCTCCAAAAGGTATTTGCATTATCTATTCCTATAAAATGATAAATCAGTTTGAACATCTGTTCTTTGTTGAACAGGTGCACCACCATAAGAATCTTGTCTGTCATTATTTTCACATCTTTCTAATGCTGATGAATACATAGCTAACCAATTTTGTGCTTGATTAGGTTCTATTCCACCAAGAAAGTTAGATGCATGGTATAAGGATCCATATAAATATATAGCTGGATGATTAGCTAAAATATAATTTGATGTATTAGAATCACTAAGAGTTGTGATGTTTTTATAATACGATAAATAACCTGTGTAAGATGTATCAGGTGCTGGCCCAAATCTAAATTGTTCAGTACCATTATCAGATTCTATTGTATAAGATCTAGGTCTACCAGTTCTTGATCCACCTCTTATTTCAAACATATTGCCTGGAGTAATATATTCTAATGGATATTTAGTACTTGATACTAATAAATATAAAGATCTAACTGCAATAAAACCAGATGGTACACTTACAGTTTCAGCATTGATAGTTAATGTATCAATCTGTTCCATTTGTCTAATTCTTAACTTAGCATTAAAATCAGCTTCAGTAAGTTTAATAAAATCACCAGATATTTCTGATGTAAGATCTGATCTATTAAGCCAATTAGCTATAGATGTTTTTAATTCTGCGTATGTTGAAATAGCCATTATAAATTTCCTGATGCTGTTCTAAAATATCTAAACTCACTAGAGTTTAGTTTTCTTCTCATTATTTGTCTTTGAATATCTTTTGGTAATCCAAACCAATTGTTACTACCATTATACTCTTTAGCCCAGATCTGCAAAACTAATGGAGGAATACTAGCTACTCGTTTCATTTCTTTCGCTTTAGTTAAATAACCATCATCATGATTGTAAAGTTCTTTATTTCTTTTTAATAAAGGATTTACATCTTGTTGATTATTGATAGTTAATTTACCATCAGACTCTTGGATATATCGAGTCTTTATACCACCATCATATTCTACAGATCTAACTTTTCCCATTATTCTGATAATTCAGTTATGTATAAATTGACAGTTCCTATTACTGCTACTTTTTCGCCAGGCGAAACTTTAAAATATTCAGAAGTTTTAGACTCCATAAAAATTTTAGAAGTAGTAGCTGTTGGATTTACACCAAACTCAATATGACAATCTGCATCTGGAATAATTCTAACATATTCAATGTTAGGACTAAATGCTGCTGATTGAGCTGATGTACCTGCAGAGTTAACTTTTTGTGTTGAAACAGGTCTCATAGCAATGTGCATAAATTTCTCCTAAGTGTTATGGGGATGTTGCCATCCCCAAATTAATTATCTTCTTATAACGAATGTAACTACAGCTTTTGCAGTTCCAGTTGAAGCACCATCAGTTATCATTTCGATAGCTTGTCCTTCATTAATGTCGTTATTAGCAGTTGGCTCAGATGAATCTACATCACCTGCTGCTGAACCTGAATTAGCAATAGTAATACCACCATTAGTAATTGCAGTTCCACCGATTTCAAAACTTATTCCTGCATCAGCTCCAGATATAGCTCCTTGTAAAGCTGTAAAAATTTTAATAATTTTTCCATTGTCTGGTACTGCAACGAATGTTGAAGATGCAGTACTTACGTCTGCGATTGTTGATGTAATAAAGTAATCGTTTAATGTTCTCATGTTATTCCTTAAATGTTCCGACCTTAACCTTCTCTCAGATCTTCATTGTTAGAATCTGCTGGGGGAGCAGATTTATAGGTTACTCCCCCAAACAG